CCCAGTTGAGCCAACGGAACTGCGCGCCAGAGCCGTCGGACGCCTGGAGGTTGGCCGCCGCCACACGGTCGCGGATCGTGTGGTAGTTGGAGGTGATCTGGGGCGTGGTGTCCCAGCACAGGTTGCGGAGGTCGTTGAACTCGAGGTTGATGCGCACCTCGTGGTACTGGAGCGCAATCAGAGGCAGCGCCAGACCAGGGTTGCGGCAGAACCAGAACTGCAGAGGGATGTACAGGGTGTACGCCGGCGCGCAGTTCTGGAGCTCGTTGGACATGTTGGGCTCGCCGCCCGCGCAGTCATCGTCGCAAGGCTCGCCGCCCTGCACCAGCAGGTTGGTGAGCGCAGGCACGTTGCCCACCATCTTCGCATAGCCGGCCTGCTTGCCCGCCTCCTGGGACAGCTCATTCCAGATGTGCATCCAGTTGCCGTAGTGCTTGTCAATGCGCTGGCCGCCAATCTCAATCTCCACGCTGCGCACCAGGTTGTGGCCCACCCAGTTGAGCCAACGGAACTGCGCGCCAGAGCCGTCGGACGCCTGGAGGGTCACCGCCGGCAGAGTCGCCTGCAGGTACATGCGGTGGATCAGATCGCCGTTACGCTGGATCGTGCAAGTCACGCGCTTGCCGAAGCCAGGAGAGCCGTTGAAGGGGTTCTCAATAGACTCCATCGCGAAGTTGGTGTGGCGGCGGTACACCACCTTGAAAAACGTAATCTGAGGATTGCCCGTGAGGTACACATCCTGCGCGCCGTAAGCAACAAGTTGCATCAAGCCACCACCAGTCATTTTGTTATACCCCTTCCGCAGAAATAATTTTCGCGAGAGGGGGAGAATTTCGGAAAAATCCGTGTGCCGGGGGCTTTATAGCCGATTTAAGGTAAAAAGAGGGGGAATTCTGCCATGTGCCGGGGACATTCTTTTTTGGAGAGATCTCCGCGCCGGTTTTTCAAGGAACCCTAGCCTAAACAGAGATATCGAACGCTCTATAGGAGGAATGTCACAGGATGCCTTTTTCAAAATACGTCCGACGAAACGAAGCAATCCTGAAGCGCGCACAACGCTGGATCGCCTTCACCAAGTTCGCCTGCAATCCATATCTGAAAAGGGGGATAATAATGCTGCATTGAAGCAGCAGATTCAGCAGTTACAGGCCGATTCCAGTTCCGTAAAGGACGAAGTGCGTTATGAACAGATGCAGAATGAGAAAAAGAAACTAGAGCGCGAGGTGAGTCGTTCCGAACACAAGAATGATCTTCTCGAGTATTTTCTTGATGCCGGGGATATTATGTATAGTTATTACGAAATACAGGACAAGATAAACAGGGGGGTGGAGCCCGTTGTAAAGCGGGCGGGTGTGAAGGCGAAGGCGGGATCTGTTCTCGCTGCCTTGGAAACGGCGGCGGCCACACAGGGCGTGACAGAAGTTGTACCGGTCAAGCAAAATCCAGGGGAGGTATTACGCCGAGATAAACTATTGGAGGAGTATTTGCTGAAGTTTCATCCGGAACACGCACGCAGCGCAAACGCTATGGAGAATGACACATATGGCGAGTGCCCTGAGTGCGAAAAGGAGATGATTTTCAGTGCGAATGAGGCGATTTTTACCTGCACATCGTGTGGCTATCAGCAGTTTATTCTTATTGACTCCGATAAGCCGAGTTACAAGGATCCTCCTCGGGAGGTCAGTTATTACGCTTATAAGCGTATTAACCATTTCAACGAGTGGCTCGCGCAGTTCCAAGCCAAGGAGAGCACGGAGATTCCACAGGAGGTGTATGATGCCATTTGTGCCGAACTCAAGAAGGAGCGTATTCTCGATTATCGAACGCTTGCGAGGCAGAAGGTGCGTGAGATTTTGAAGAAGTTGAAATATAACAAGTATTATGAGCATGTGCCACATATCATCAATCGTCTGAACGGGCAGAATGCGCCCGTGATGACGCGCGAAGTCGAAGAGAAGTTGCGTTACATGTTCAAGGAAATACAGCCGTCATTTCAGAAGAACTGTCCGAAAGACCGAAGCAACTTCTTGTCATATTCATATGTCTTGTACAAATTCTGCGAGCTGCTTGACTTGGACGAATATCTGCCCTCGTTTCCGCTGCTAAAAAATCGCGATAAGCTCTATATACAGGATAAGATCTGGGAGTTGATTTGTGCAGATTTGAGTTGGCAGTTCATCCGTAGTGTCTGATGTTTAGATACATTCATCACAACTCCCTCGGAGGATGAAAAAGATTTAAAACATCCCGGTACTGGCAGCCGCCTAAAAAATCTCACCGGAATATATATAGAATGGCAGAAGAAAATAATGTGGCGGCTGCAACTTACACTGGTAGGATTTATAAACTATTATGCGAAGATCAATATTATTACATAGGTTCTACAAAAACAGATTTAAAATATAGGCTGTATCACCATAAACAACACTCTATCTTATTTCCAGAGCGCAAAGTATATGCGCATATTCTTGGATGTGGATGGGAACATGTTAAAATCATCTGCGTTGAAGAAGTCGAATGTAAATCCAGGGATGAACTCCTAAAAAGAGAGAATGAGTATATTAAACAATCACTATCGGATCCACTATGCCTAAATATTAATAAGGCGCATTTGACCGCCGAAGAATTGTTACAACAGCAGAAGGAATATCTCCAGGCCAACAAGGAGCGGGTTGACGCTTACCATGCGAACTACAGAAAAGAGAACGCGGAAGCGAGGAGAGAGTATAGTGCCATGTATGCGGCAGAACACCCTGAAGCTGTGGCAGCAACGCGAAAAGCCTATTACGAAGCGAACAAGGCTGAGATCATCGAAAAGCAGAAAGCGTATGTGGAAGCCAATAAAGAAGAGATAAAGCAACGTAAAAAGGAGTGGGCTGATAATAATAGGGAGCGCATTGCACAAGAGCGCAAACGTTATGCGGAAGAGAACAAGGAGGCAATAAAGCAACGTGGTAAAGAATATTATGAGAAGAATAAGGAGGTTATTAGGGAGAAGTTTAAGGCCTATCGGGAAGCCAATATAGAAAATGCGAAAGTTCGGGAAAAAGCCTATAGAGAGAAGAACAAAGCTAAACTGTCAGAATCACATACATGCGATTGTGGCGGTAAATATACGATGAGTCATGCTCAGATTCATCGGGGAAGCAAACGTCATTTGAAGTTTATGGAGGGTCAAACGACGCCTGCATTAAGTGAGACTCTTTAGAGCCTTGCTCCAGGGAAGCCTACTAAGTTAGCACCAATACCGCTTGTTGCTGACGGGACGTCAGCAACAAGGAACGTTTTGACACCATTCTCATCTAACTAAGTGCCCGCCTTACAGGCGGGCACCTGGGAAGCCGACGAGATTGGCGCCAATACCGAAGCCCGCACCCTGGCGTGCCGTAGCTCCAATGCTCGGGCTCACTACATCAAGGATCGCAAACACGGCCGCCGCCACCACGCCCAGCGTCACAATCTCGTCCCACGGCAGGCGATGACGAGGAACAAAGATAGCAGCCATCGCCACAAACAGACCCTCCACCAAATACTTTATTACGCGGTTTAGTATCTCAGAAGTAGGATCCATGGTTTCTATATTCCGTACTGATTTTTTCTCTGCGCGCGCGTATTCCGTCTAAAGCGACTTTCCATTCTTAGGACAGAATGTCAAAGGCCACCGAACGCGAGGATTTCTTAGAAGAGGATGGGGAGATTCCTGGCCAGAAGTTTTGTCTCCTCAGTTTCCTAAGTCCGGAGAAGGTCTTGAGCGATAAGAACATTTTCCTCTTCAGCAAGTTCCTACAGACATATGAGTTTCGCAGCCGGACAAAGAATCTGGAGGCCTATTTGATGAACACACTCACAAAGATCAATGATAAGCTGGATGCCGAGGCCGACTCTCTTCTCCAAAAGGATTTGAGTGGTGCAGCAGAGATTTGTCGTAGTTCCAAAGTTCGTATCGATTCCACCATGGACGAGTTTCACTCCTTTGTGAAGAAGAACGAGAAGGAGTTGCGCGAGTCGTCGCTCAAGGAGCAGTACGACGACTACCTCTATGCAAATCGCACGAAGTTGGAGGATGAGTTCTACGCCAAGAATGAGTTCCGGACGACTGTTCGGGGGCTGAAGGTTCGGGGTGTATACGGTTCTCAGGCGGAGGCCGTTGCTCGCTCCAAGAAGCTACAGCGCCTCGACACGCTCCACAATATCTTTGTAGGGGAGGTGGGCAAGTGGCTGCCGTGGGATCCCGAGCCCAGCGAGGTTGCCGAGCAGGAGTATGCGGAGGATCAGCTCAACACGCTCATGAAGAAGTACAAGGAGAACGAGGAGCAGCGCGAGTTGTTCCACAAGGAGCGTCGGGAGGCTCCTCGCTCCAAGCACGCCGTTTCCAGCATTGAGCCCGCGGGAGAAACCACTTCTATTGCGGATGCGACCCCCTTTTCGAGTATGTTTGGATCTGAGGGACCTGCCGATCTAGCCATGGCTCGTAAGATGGCTTCGGCTTCAAAGGGGGATATCTCAGGATCTACGTAAAAATCTAT